AGGCGCTCCCCTACCGGCCCTCGACCACGCAGGGTGGGCCGATGATTAAGCGCCAGAAGCTCCCCTTCGGGATGGGCGAAGTCGCCACCGGGGCCAACGTCCCGGGCTCCGCCGCGGCGAACGATCCGGTCTACTCGCTGCTGATGAAGTACGGGATGCCGGTCCAGCGCGGGCCGCGCGCGCCGCTGCCTGGCGCGGAGTACCCGGACATGAAGGTGCTGCGGGACATGATCTCGAAGGCCCGGAAGGGCGAGGCGCTGCCGGCCGAGGACGAGATGCTCCGCGAGTGGGAGGAGAACCTGGGCAACGCGCGGCAGTCGATCCTGGGCCCGCTCGCGCACCGGCTCCACCTGCAGGGCAACGACATCGAGAAGATCGAGGCGCAGCCTGGTGGCGGCGAGATCATCCGCAAGATGATCCGCGACCTCGACGGACGTGCGGCCCGACTGGCAACGGGGCAGATCATGGCGAAGTACCGGGCCGGGATCCCGAAGCCCTTCCGCAAGGAAACGATGAAGGAGCTCACGGGTCCGATGGCGCTCCACAAGTCCTATCTCGAGGCGAAGGCCGCGCGCGAGGCGGCGCAGGCGAAGGCGATGGAACCCTGACGGGGGTACAATTCCGGGCGCGGGGGAACAGGATGACAAAATGCCAATCCAGACTTCGGAAGTCGGTTCCCTGCCGCTGGCGGTCGGGCAATACAACATCTCCATCAATGCCGCGGTCCTGCTGACAGCCCCGACCCCAAACCAGCTTCGCCCGGTCAGCGCCGGCGCCAACTACAAGGCGATGGGCGGGCTGATGACGTGCCTGCTCTCGGTCGAGACGCAGAACGCGCGCTTCACGATGGACGGCACGACCCCCACCGCCGTCAACGGCGTCCTGCTCCCGGCACCTGGCTTCATCGCCATTCGCGGTCTGAGCCAGATCGCGAACTTCCGCATCATCGGCGTGGCCGCCGGCGGGATCATCAACTACACCTTCACGGTTGACGACATCAACTGATGGGCGTCAGGGCGGGATCGTTCAACTACTGGGGTCGGCGCGGCTCGGCGTTCGTCAACCCGCCGCCGCCATCCGAAGGGCCCCAGTTCTACGCCTCGCCGGCCGGTGGGGGTACGGGACTTTCTGTCGGGAGTCCGTGTCTCATCTCGCAGGCCTGGGCCCTCATGGCTCCCGTGTTCGATCAGGACCCCTTCCTGAATCTCGCCAACGGGACCTACACCGGGGCGAACTCGATGATCGCCCCGAGCGTCAGCGGTACGAGCGCTTCCTACATCACCGTCCGGGCGACCAACGAGGGCCAGGTACTCATCGACGGCCAGAGCGCGCGCATCCCGGTCAACCTGAATCAGGTCGATTACATCAACATCATCGGCGTCAACTGCAAGGCCTCGAGCGCCGATGTCGTCGCGCTCACCGGCTGCATTAGCTGCCTCATCCAGCGCGTCTGCGCGTGGGATGCTGCGGACCAGAACCGCTACATCTTCGTCAACAACTACGGCCGCGCGAACGTCTTTGAGGATTGCGCCGGGTGGGGCATCGCGCGCAAGGTCTACATCTCCTACGCCAACGCGGGCCCGACCACCTTCCGGCGCGTGTGGCATCGGTGGAACAAGTCCACGCAGCTCGGCCCGAAGCCCGGCGCGTCCCTCGCGTACCACTCTTACGACGTAACGATGGAAAACTGCATCGGGACTTGGGATCAGACGCCGCAGCCCGACCCCTACACCTTGCAGAACAACGGGGTCGCCGTCGTGCAGGGCAACCCGCCGGGAAGCGGTTGCGATGTCGGCCCGATCCCGCTGCCCTACGGCGTGGTGCAGGGCGACCAAAGCTGCCTCGTCAATTCCAAGTTCGTTCAAAACACCTACGGCGTTTTCTCTTCGGACAGCAACGCCGATACGACTGGCATCGTGTGGAATCCGGCCACGAATTACCCGGCCGCCCCGCGCTCGCAGGCTGTCTCGACCATCGGAGGCAACGCTTACTACAGCCTACAAACGCCGAACATCAACCACCAGCCCGACCTCACCATCGGCGTCTGGTGGAACCTGATTGGCCCGCTGAGTTACTGCAACAGTCGGATGCTCGGCTGCATCGCGTACCAGAAAACCGGGCAGAGCAACATCCAGCCCGCGCGGCTGTTCTTCAACTCGCTCAATGACGGCGTGACCTACCAAGACTGCGTGGGCATCTACTCCAACGACGTGAACTTCGGCCCGACGACGCCGTTCTCGGGCACGACGCGGCAGCCGTTCCTTCTCTCGAACGGAACGATCAACTCGGGCCTCGTTGCTACCAGGCTGACCAGCTTCCGTGGGCAGGCGTCCAATGGTAGCGTGGGCACGGCCTACACAAAGACCAACCTCATCCTGACCGGAACAACCCCCGCCGCTCTTTACACCGGGCCGAGCGAGTCGCTCTACAACACGGCGCAGGGCGCGCAGATCCGCTATCGGTACGTCAACGGCGTCCTGACTTCGGACGCGCTGTGGCCGTGGCCGATGTCGGCGCGCATCGCGGCGGCGACGGCCGCCTCGGGCTACGCCGTCGAGGACGTTGACGCGACGATTCAGGCTTTCTTCGGAACCTACATCTAGGAGGATCCAATGGGCGCAGGCGATTTTGTCTATTCTCCCGGCCCGGGCGGCGGCACAACGAACCCGGTCAACCTGCCTCCAACATCGAGTCCGGCTACGCCGAGCACGGGCATCAATTTCACGAGCCAGCTTTTCGCCAACCGCGCAATCCCCATCTGGAAGGACCCGGCCGCGCAGATTTGGCCGGTGCAGGAGGCGCTGTGGGTCGGGCCACTCGTGCATTTGCAACCGACTGACGGCGCGCTCGTTCCGAGAAACGCTTTCGGCCAGTCCGTCGTCGCGGAGGATACCTCCGTCGCCAGCACGACAAACTGGGCAAGCACCAACCGCTACACGCGAGCCATCAAGACGATTTTTACGAGCGTCGCGGCGATCAACCGCGGCGCGGGCTACCGCTGGAACACTTCGACCCCCGCCTATCAATTCGTGAGGGGCAACGCCGCCGGAGTCGGTGGCCTCTTCATGTTTATGAAGTTCGGCATGGAGACGTACGCCGCTGGCAACCGTCTCTTCTGCGGTCTACAGAACGCGACCCTCACCAATTTCTACACCGGAGATCCCTCGGCCGCCACGGGCGACTACATCGGTTTGGGCATGGACGCGGCCGATAGCGCGGTGACTCTCTACACGCGCGACGGCACGACGACCACCAAGACGACGATCCCCGGAATGCCCGCCCCGGCAAGCTCCGGCGCGTTCTACGTCGATTTCTACGTCTACATCCCGCCCAACGGGTCGGCGTTCTTCTATCGGGTGGACGACGCGACCAACGGGACGACCATCGTGGATACCTCCATCTCGACCACGATCCCAAGAACCACGATTCCGATGGCCCCGAATGTCGTGATGGGGAGCGGGACCGTGGCGGCTGGCTGTGCAGTCGCCATGACGAAGGTCTATACTGTCGGGCAGTTCAACTAATGCCCAAGCAGATCGACTTCTCGCACCGCCTGAGTCGGACGCTAGGCTACGACGGCCAGAAGGCCGAGGCCCGCAAGGAAGAGAAGCTCGAGCCCAAACCGAAGTACGAGAGCAAAATCCCCATCAAGGACGAGCTCGAGATGATCGGCCGCAAGCCCATCGCGAAGATCAAGGAGCCCTCCTTCGTGGACCGGGCTATCGCTCGAGCGAAGAAGATGGTCGGCTCCGACAAGCCCTCGCCCCCGCCGGAGAACAAGCGCCGCAAGCAGATCGAGGCGCAGGAGAAGGCGGCCGAGTCGCCCGACCTGGGCAACGACGGCACGGGCCTGGGCGACATCGGGGACCCGAACGCCGTCCATGTGGACAACCGGCCGAACAACCCGCTCGCTCGGCCCGCGGTCCTCGGCACGGACGGCGGCAAGATGGAAAAGACGATGCACGAGTTCAAGCGCGGCTCCCTTCATTCGGGGTCGAAGAAGGGTCCGAAGGTCACGAATCGGAAGCAGGCCATCGCGATTGGCATGAGCCAAGCTCGAAAAGCCGGAGAGTAAACCCGCTGCCCGGCCCTGCGGTGCCGGGAGCAAGATGGGGAGGGCGTCATGCCACGGATCCAGCAAGTTTTCGTCAACTACCTGAAGCGGTCCTTCAACTTCGATGAGAACGAGGGCGAGAAGCTGTGGACCCGGCGCTTCGCCGCTGCCGGCTGGTCGGCCGCCGCGACGACGGTGGACATCGACATCACCACGTTCAACGGCGGCCTCGAGATCCTCGGCGCCTACGCCTGGCTCGCGCAGAACTTCACGGGCGGCGCCGTCGCCACGGCCACGCTCTCGGTCGGCACGACCGGCACCCCGACCGCCTACATCAACGCGCAGAACCTCTTCGCCGGCGCCCCGACGCAGCGGCCCGGCGTGACGCTCGTTCCCGGCACCTTCCTGAATGCGCCGGCCAACGCCTCCGGCACCGTGCGGTTCCGCCTCATCGTGACGGGCGCGAACACGAGCGCCCTGACCACCGGAGTCGTGGACGTGTTCCTGATCCTCCGCGCCGTGAAACTCAAGCTCACGACGCCCACCGGGTAAGCCGATGGCTACCGTACAAGCGGGAGACTTCTACCCGGGGTCCTACCAGGTCCTCACGAAGATCGCTGCCGTCAGCCTCGTGACGGCGGCGATCTACCCGGGCTTCACGGCCACGGCCGGGCGGCCCGATGTCGTCTTTTGGGTCATCTTCGACAACTTCTCCGCCTTCGCCCCGGGCCAGGCGCTCCCGGGCACCGTCGCCTGGAACATGGGCTCGGACGCCGCGCGCACCAACATGGTCGCCAGTACCACCTTCGCCGGCGTCGTCCCCTACGTCTTTCCGGTGTGGACGCCCGCGCTCGACCGCTCGCCCTACCTCGTGGCCGGCTTCTCGCTGGCGTTCCAGATCAACACGGGCCTCGCCAACGCCGGCACCGCCGACGTGACGATCCTCGGGCGGTCGTTGTAATGGCGCAGATGCCGTCCCCCGTCGATGAGTGGGTCCCGCTGGTCCCGCATCAGTTCATCGACGCCGCGGTCTCCACCGCCCTCGCGATCCCGACTATCGCCGCGCAGGGCGGGATCCCCAAGACGGCGAAGTACGTCGCGGTGCTCACCTGCCAGGGCGTCCAGGCCTTCATCCGGCTCGACGGGCAAGCCGTAACGGCCGCGCTTTCGGGCGGCAAGCTGATGCTCGTTGGCGACTCGCTGACGGTGTTCGGCGTGGTCGCCATGAGATCCGTTCGGATCATCCGCAGTACGGTCGGGGGCACGGTCGCCGTGGAGTATTACTACTACGCGCCGATCTTGAACTAGGCCATGCCGAGCCCCCCGTTCTACCCCACGCAGCCGATGGGCTTCGGCGGGATCCAGCGGTACTCCCGCCCGACCGCCGGCGGCGCCGCGCAGGCCTCCCAAGTGATCTCCGGCCCCGGCGGCGGCGTGATCGGCAACACCGTGGCCGAGACGAATTGCTACCGGCACATCGCCCTGGGTTCCCTGGCGATTGCCTTCATGGTGCTTCGCTTCAAGGTGCAGGGTCGGTATAGCTGCACGGGAACGCCGTTGCTGACCTTTCGGATGCGGACGGGCTCGGCTACCCCCCTCGCGCAGGACCTCGCGGCTTCCGTCGTGATCCTCTGCCGCAATGGCGCGAACCAAGAGCCTATCGACGTAGAGCTCAACTCCCTTTTTGACACCGCCCAATGGCTGACCGAGGGGGGCCACGCCACGATCCAGGGCGTTACGCCCAACGTGAACGGGACGGCCTTCTGCGCGAACCAGTTCAACACGGGTCTGACCGTCCTGAACTTCAACATCGTGCAGATCACGGCCCAATGGAGCGCGGCTGACCCGCTCAACAGTCTGAGCGCCCTGGCCGCCTCGCTCGAGATCCTCTACCCCGTCGCCGCCCTGCAGTAGACTTGACTCGCGCCCGTAAGGCGCATATCCTTATCCCGCCCATGCCGCGAGTAGCCCTGCATCCCGACGACAAGCGAAGCCTCCGGTTCCCCGTCTGTCTCTCCGCCTCCGAGGCGGAGCTCCTCGACAGCGCGGCGGCCCTGACGCTTGACAGCCGCGCGGAGTTCATCCGAGTGGCTGCGAAGGAAAAGGCGAGGCGCGTCTTGGGCAGAAAGGCGGGGGCTCATGGAGGAACGCGAAAGTAGGGCGTCGTGAGGCTGCGGCTGGTTCTCGAAACGAATTCCATCATCAGGGGTCGGGCATGGTTTGTCCCAGGCGTGAACGCAAGATGCCTGGACTGTGACCTTCGATTCTCAATCACAAACGGAAAATGTCCCTGGTGTGGCAGCAGCGCGATGGCGCTGATCGCCAGGGGGAAGGAGTGGCCGTGGCAGAAATCATCGCGCGGGAGACTGGACTCGGCGGAACCGACATCGCCGCAATCTTAGGCCTCTCCCACTACCGGAAGCCGTGGGACGTGTACGCCGAGAAGCGCGGCCTCGCGGAGCCCTTCACGCCGACGCCGCGCATGAGGATCGGCCTCGCGCAGCAGCCCACCGTCGTGAGGCTGTTCACCGAGGAGACGGGTGTTCCCGTGGACTGGTTCGACCAGACCATCCGGCACCCGAAGATCCCCTACGTCATCGGGACGCCGGATGGTTTCGTGTGCCCGGGTGGCCCGGAGCCCCACGAGGAAACCTACGTTGACGACCCGACGCTGCCCGGCTTCGAGGCAAAGACGGCCGGCCTCGACCAGGCCTGGCGATGGGGCGAGGAGGCTGACGACGTTCCCGAGGAGTACCTGATTCAATGCCAATGGTACATGCTCGTGACCGGCCGGCCGACGTGGTGGATCGCCGCCCTCATCGGCGGGGATCGCTTCATCGCCAAGCTGCTCACGGCCGACGAGGATCTGCAGGCCGAGCTCCTCGACGCCGGAACGAAGTTCTGGAAAAAGCATATCGAGCTCGGCATTCAGCCCGACCTCGACATCGGCCGCAGCGCGAAGAACTACCTCAAGAAGATGTACCCCCATGCCACGAAGGAAGTCCGGGACGCCACGCCCTCGGAGCTCGAGGCCATGCGCGAGATGGCCCGGGTCCAGCAGGAGATCAAGTTCCTGGCCGACCGCAAAGAGTTGCTGAAGATGCAGCTCGAGGACGCCATCGGGACGAAGTACGGGATCTCCGGCGAGGGGCTCAAGGCGATCTGGTACGACACGAAGGAATCGACCTATCAGGTGACGCGCCAGGCGGGGCGCACTTTCAAACTCACGGACAAACGGAGGAGCGATGGCGAAAGCGACTGAAGCCCTGGCACTCACCCCGAAGGAGCGGCTCGCACAGTTCTCGAAGATGTGGGAGGAGGCCGGGCCCATCGTGGCGAAGCTGGTCCCCCGGCACGTCGATCCCGCGCACGTCTTTGCGGTCGCCATGACCGCGCGGCAGCGGGACCCGCGGCTGCAGGAATGCACGGACATCTCCGTGCTCCGCGCCGCCATCCTCTCGGCGCAGTTCGGCCTCGACTGCTCCGGCATCGGCGGCAAGGCCTACATGATCCCGTACTACAACAAGGATCTCCGCCAGAACGAGGCCCACTTCCAGTTCGGCTATCGCGGGCTGCTCGAGCTCGCCATGCGGACGGGCAAGATCGCCGGTCTGTACGCCCGGGAAGTCTACGAGGGCGAGCCCTTCCGCTATGAGGACGGCCTGCAGCAGATCCTCAACCATGTCCCGAGCGGGGCGCCGAATCAGGAAGTCATCGCCGCTTGGGCCGTCGCGGTCCACATCAACGGCTACCGGCAGCCGGAAGTTCTCTTCCGCCACCAGATCGAAGCCCGCCGCGCGGTGTCACGCGCCGCGGACGGCCCGGCCTGGACAAACTGGTATCCCGAGATGGCGAAGAAAACCGTCCTGCGCCTGCTCTGCAAGAAGCTGCCGGACTCCGTGGAGCTCTCTCGCGCGCTCGACCTCGAGGACCGCGCCGACATCGGCCTGCCTCCGCCGCAGGAGCTTGAGCTCGAGGCGCTCGAGACGCCGGCGGAGCCGCCGCCCACGCGCACCGAGAAGCTGAAGCGGGAGATCAAGAGCCGCAAGGAACGAGGAGAGGAAGCCAGCGAGCCCGAGGCGCCGCCCGCCGGCGACGAGCCCGCCGCGTCCGACCCGAGGGAGCCGGGCGAGGAGGGCTAGGGTGAAGTCGAAGTACCGGCAGGCGTGGGGGGTGGCGTTGCTGTTGGCGTGGCTCGTGCTGTCGGCGTGGCTGTGCTCCGTCGCGGATCGGTGATCGTCACCCGCTGGTGGGCATCCACCACGCAGGCATAGATCAGCGCGGCGTAGCAGAGCACGGCCACGGACAGGGCGAGCAGGGCGGAGCGGCGCACCTACTTGATGACGCCGACCATGCGGGGAACCGCCTCGAGCAGGAACGCGAGCAGGCCGGCGACGAAGGCCAGCCGACCGAGCTCCGCCACCTTCGGGTTGGCCGACAGGGCGTAGCAGAGACAGCCGACCAGGGCAACGAGCAGCGACAGGTAGACGATCATGCGCCCTCCTTCCGCTGATGATACGCCTACGGGCAGGGAACGTCCGTGAAGTTGACCGGCGGCGGCCCCGCGGCGTTGCACTTCGGCGGGACGTAGCTGGTCCCGTGCTCCGCCTTCAGGGAGAACACCGCCTCCTGGCCGCGCGTGACGAGGCCCTGCTGCGTCTGCACCGGGTCGCCCGGGCAGAAGGTCGAAGGCCCGCAGCCGGCGGAGAAGCCCTCCTTCACGAATTGGTAGATCCAGTCCGTGTAGATCGAGGGCGCGGGCGTGGGCGTCCGGGTCCGGGTCGTGACGGGGCCCGGCGTCCCGGTGCGGGTCGGCGTCGTCACGGCCTCGCAATCGTAGGCCGCGAAGAAGGCGGCGCGCGGCGGATCGGGCACCTGCGCGAGCGTCTTGTACGGGGTCAACACCTGCAGGCCCGGCGGCGGGACCCCAGGCCCGTTGTAGTGAAACAGGTGCCGGTGCAGCGCCGCGTCCGGGTCGGTGTAGTAGTAGTTCCAGGCCGTCAGCGCCTCGCTCGGATGGTCCGGCTTCTTGTAGACGTTCTGGAAGCCCACGCAGGGGTGGGCGGGGTCCGGGCATTGCCCGATGATCGTCACCCAGGCGCCCGTGTCGTCCGCGACGAGCAGGTGATGGGAGCCGCAGCACGACGGGCAGGTGGCCGGGTAGTGCGACGGGTCCGCGAATTGCCAAGCGTTGTCGCACACCCGCTGATACCACCCGGGCTCGTAGCAGGGCGGCCGAGGCGTGGGCGCGGGCGTGGGGGTCTGCGCGCGCGCCGCCACCGCCAACAGGAAGAGAAGCAAAAAGTTTTTCATCGCCCTCACCAGTAGAAACCGTAGGCCGTGACGGTGATCGGCGTGGGGAACGCGAGCGGCCCGGCCAGCGACACCACCGACACCATGAAGGGAATTCCGTTCGGGTAGATCGGGGCGCCCTGCGGGGCGTAGATCACGCCGGGCCCAGGCTCGCGCGTCGTGAGATCGAGCGCGAACGCCCAGTCAGCCGGCGCCGGCGCGGAGCCGAGCGACATGGCGACCGGGAAGCGCGGGCCTCCCGCCGAGTAGGTGACGTAGGAGATGAAGGTGTGCCCAGTCCCCGCGCGCAGATCAATCTCGTTGGTGGCGAAGATCGTCAGCAGCGGCGCCGTGGGTGTGAGGATGCAGTCGCCCAGGAACGCGCTCGAGCGGCCGAGAATGTCGTCGGAGTTGGTCAGCGGCAGCATCAGGTCCACCACCCGAAGGCCTGCACCTGGAACGGCGGCAGCGGGCCCACGCTCCCGACCCCCGGCGCGACATAGAACGGGATCCCGTCCGCGTAGGTGACAGCCGTTTGCGGGACGTAGAAGCAGAAGCCCGTCGAGGGGATCGCCGCCGGCAGGGGCGTGGCGCCCATCCAGTCGGAGTAGGGCTGCGGGATCGGGTCCAAGCTGGCGAAGGCGGAGCTCCCGAAGCGGATCACCCCGCCGCTGTAGTCCGCGCCGTCCTGCCCGAGCAGCACGATGTACGCGATGAACGTCTTGTGGCTGCCCGCGCGAAAGTCCACGGTGTTCGTCGTGAAGAGCACCTTCGGCCCCAGGTCCAGCCGGACGCCGGGCACGTTGCAGAATTGATCGTGCCGCATGTTGAGAAAGTCGTTCGCGTTGGCGATGGCCGGCCGCGGAGTTGGCGGCGCCGGGGGAGGCTCCGCGAAAATCACCTGGCTGCCCGGGCCAAGCTGGTACGCATTGTCGAGCATCAGCGACTCGCGCTGGTACGCCAGGCCGATCTCGTAGGCGGAGAGCGCGCGCCCGTTCCACACCGCGCAGTCCCGGTACATGCAGCCGTTCGAGGCTCCGAGCGCCTCGGAGCGGCCCACGTTCCAATTCCGGCCGGCGCCAGGATCGGGCGTCCCGACCGCGGCGGAGCTCGCCACCTGCACCCCGTCAACGTAGAGCCGGATGAGCGCGCCGTCGTAGGTCGCGGCGTAGTGCCGCCACACTTCCATCGTCGTAACAAAGCCGTTCGCCGTCGCCGCGCTCTTCGTGACGCCGGCCACCGTGAAGCTGCACGTCGCCGCGCCCAGGTTGGTGACGAAGAGCCGCAGGTTGATGTCGCCCGCCGCGGCCTTCACCACCACGTCGAAAGGCGGAGCCGCGCCGCCCCCGTTGAAGGACGGCCTCGCCCATCCCATCGCGGTGAATGAGCCCGTCACCGGGACGAGCGTGGTGTTCTCGAGGCGGATGCGGTCGGCCTGCACCGGGTCCCCCAGGAGCGCCGCCGCGGGCCCCGCCGCGTCGCTGCGAAACGTCACCGAAGAGTTGAGCGTGACCCGGAAACGGCTCGGCCCGTAGTCCACATAGACCGTCGAATTCACGCCGTCCTCGCGCAGCGGGCAGTACCAATGCAGGTTCGCGAGGAAGATCGGATCGACTTCGCCCCCGCCCAGGTTGGCGACCGAGAGGCCCGGCCGCAGCGGGCGGTAGGGCATTAGACGCTCTGGTAGTTGTAGGGGGAGATCGAAACCTTGTTGCCCGTCGCGCCCATCGCCGCGCCCGAGTTGTTGAGCACGGTGATCTTGAACGGGCACGGCGGCAGGGAAATCCCCTGCAGCGCCAGGACGAGCGGCGAGGCGGAGCGCATCACCCAGGACCCGCGGTAGGCGGAGGCCGGCCGAGTTGCGGCGCCGCCGTCCGTGTAGTTGGTCCCGTCCGTCGCGGGGATCAGGTACAGGTCCACGGTGTTGCCGGCGGTCGGGTTGGGGGAGAAGCCGGAATTGAGAACGAAGTCCCCGAAGAGAAAGAGATTCGCGCGGTTGTCGAAGGCGGGGGAGAGCACCGCGCCGGCGGCGTTGGCTAGGGCGTTGAGCTCCGTGGTGAGGAGATCGGTGAACGTCCCCGGGGTTGCCCACTTGATTGTGGAAGCCACGCCGGCATTCTACTCCCGGCCCCCGAGCATCCGTTCCGCCTTCTTTCGCCGACCGACCTTGGTATCGGTCACGCGCGGGTGAAACGCGCCCCACTCGCGCATCCGGCAGATATCGGAGCAGAACTTCGCCCACGGGCGGAGCCGGACGAATGGCGTTTGATCCCAGGAGCACAGCGCCACGCCGTACTTGGACTTGACCTTCAGCAGCTCGCGGTACTTCGCCCGGGCCCAGGCAGGGACTTCGAGATCATCAAGTTCACGCATCCGGGCGGGCATCGCGATCCTTTCGAAACTCGTGGTTGATGAACGGCTCGCCTTTCCACCAGCACTCCGAGGAGCAGAAGAGGCCGTCCGAGAACACCATCGCCTTCCAGGCCGGGTCGATCTCGGCCCCGCAGCCGGCGCAGCGCATCGGGCGGCGCTGCCGCTCGCCCCACCGATCCACCGCCGCCAGTACCAGAATGAGCACCAGGATCGCCACCACCAGCCACAGCACGAGCGTTGTCATAGCGCCTCCGTTTGGCTCTACGAGCCGTTGCAACGCATTCTAGCAGGGGTGTAGAGTGGTGGAGCCGCCGGGGATTGAACCCGGTGAAAAAGGGTCTAGCGTCCTATTGCAGGCAACCAGCCCGGCCCCTCGGTCCTCGAGAGTGCGAGTACCAGCAGCAGAAGCAGCACGAACAGGGCCAGATGGGCCAGGGCGGGGAGCCTCGGGGTACCATCGGGCGCCGGGGGAACCGGCTTGCGCCTCTCCGCGTCTCCGGCATGGGCCGCGGAGGCCTTCTTCGGCCGGTTCCCCCGGTTCGCGCTCATTCGTCCTCGGTCCCGACCAGCGCCTTGGCCGCATCCACGATTGCCCGCGCCGCGCCTTTGAGCGCCGTGGCGGCGCCCTCAGTCGTGCCGATGTGGGGATTGAGCTGCCGCGCGGCCTCATCAAACTCGAGTCCGGCCCGCATCAGGGCCGCCGCGACTTTCACGCGCGCGGTGCGCTTGTCGTGCTTCGCGCAGGTCACGACCGGCAGTCCGGTGTCGGAGTCTTCGACGCACAGGCAATCGGGGTTGGTAATGTTCGCCATACGGGACCCTCCGTTTTCTGCATACTACGGTATGCGCTTGCCTCTGTCAATTTTCCCCGGGCGCCCAGAGAAGTATCCGATCAGACCCGTCACGATCAGCCCGAAGAGCGCCAACAGCCACCAGGCCGCCGTCTGGGCGCTCACAGGCCGAGCTCCTGGGCCTGGGGGATCATCTTCGCCAGGGCGATTGTGTCTTCCGCGTCAAGCCGGACGCCGCGCCGGGTCCAACCGACGTACCCTCCCTCCTCGGCCGACTTGTCTATGTACTCCCGGACATCCAACCGGAGCGGGGAGCCAGGCCGCCCCGACTTAGGCCGCAGCAACCGGACCCGCAAAAGACTCGAGGGGAGCTCGCCGAAATCGTGGACCACCTGGTCCTCTGGTGAATTGCCCATCTGATTCTCCGTCTCTCCTGCGAAAGTGCAGGCCACGGGGGATCCGGCGGCGCGCCGGATCCCCCGTCCGTCTGTCCTTACGCGATCCGCTTCGCCCTGGAGCCGTGCGCCCGGAATCCAATGACATAGTCCCGGTCCCGCCGGGCGCAAAGCGGGGACCCGTTGCCACAATTGGCGCAATTGGTTTCCTTCCGCAATTGGGCGGGACAGATCGCCACTAACCGACCCGCCGGCGTTCGGCCGCCCCTGGGCGCTGAGCTCGGCAGCGTGACGCATACCGGGCCGGCGCCCGTCGCCGCCAGCGCATCCGCGTCGGCCAGATCATCCGCGGAGAGATTGATCACCAGATTTCCGCTCGCGTTCGCGCCCGCGATCGCCAGAAAATCCGACTTGTGAGTGTAGGTCCACGCGGGACCCAGATGAGCCGTCGCCCCGACCAGCGCCGCCAGCGCCGGTTTGTCTATCCGTTCGCCCCGACCGGGCAGATCCCCGGCCTGGTTGTGGCGAAACATGGTCCCCGCCGGCAGCGCCCGGACCCGGTCCAGAAAGACGGGTAGCGGCGTTCCCCGCGTCCCCGTCGCGACCTGGAGCCAATGGAGCTTGATCGGCCCAGTCTCGGCATAGCAGGCCCCATCGCGCAACGGGCAGGTCGGGGGACAACTGTCCCCCGACGTTGTGGAAACCGCGATAGGCCCGGTTTTTAGGTTGGCGCTCTTTTCGGTCAGATGGTATTTCATCCGACCTCCGGCGTCGGCGGCGTCGGCGGCGTCGGGCAGAATTCGTTAGAGCAATGCCCGGAATTCTGGGCCGGATCTTCGCCACAGAAGGAACATTGCGGCCCAAGCCCGGTCCCGGCGTCAATCGCGTGCGCGTGTTCCTCCCATGGTGACCCGCATTCGCTGCAGGTTTCATCATCGGTTTCCTTGGGTCGCCCGGCGCTTTCCTTCTCCCGGGCGACCTCATCGGCCCAACTCGCGAGACATCGGGGCGAGCAGAATTCCATCGGCCCAACCGACGCCGTCCCCTCTAGCGGCATCAACGCGGTCCAGACTTCCGCCGGGACATCCAAGGTCCCGACGATTTCCTTGGCGCATCCGTCGCAATCGACTCTGGCGATCATCGCTTCTCCTCCTCTGGCGAATAGCCAAGCCGGGGACCCGCCCACAAAATCGACTCCTCCGGGACGCTGACCCCATGGCGGCGATCATCGCGCGGCCCATAGTTGACGTGTCGGAGCCGGACGTATCCGGGCGCATTCTCGTCTGGACCCATGACGTAGAACAGTTCCCCGCTCGCGAGCATCACCACGCGCCGCTTGCGCGCGCCGCTCATCGCGTCCCCCGATCATCCGCCGGATTCGCCCGGAGCCATGACGGCGTCGGGACACAGTAAAAAGCGCCGTGCGGCGCATCCGCTACATGGTGGAAATGCGACCCGCACCGCTCGCACCGCGAAACCGATGGCGGCAGATAGACCCAAACATGACGGCGCGAGGGACCGACCGGGAGGTCCCCCGCGCGATTGAACCGCAATCCCCGGGCGCTCACAGCAACCCCATTTCGCGCATGGACGCGCAGGTCGGATCGCCCACAATGATGTGATCCAACAGACGGACCCCAACCGACTCGCATCCCGACGCCAACCGACGCGTGAACTCCCGATCCTCCCGGGACGGCGTCGGATCCCCCGACGGATGGTTGTGCGAGAGGATCAGGCCGCAAGCGCCCTGCAGCAACGCGTCCCGAAGCAACTCGCGCGGCTCCACCATCGCCCGATCCAACGTCCCTTTGTAGCAGACCCGAACCGACAACAGACGATTCCGGGCGTTCAAGTAAACCCCGACCGTGTACTCCGAATCCGGTTCTAGTGTCGCGAAGAATGCCCGAAGCATCTCTTTGACCAGCGCCGGTTCGTTCAATAGGTCCGTCGGTTTCGGAGCATCCGACACCAGCGAAACCCGCGCGACCCTGATCTGATACCGTGACCTGATCCCCGCATCGGTTTCCATGATCCCCGCCTTTCCGTCGGCCCGTTTCGACCGACTCCCCGAATAGTCTCAAAAACTCCCGTTGTAACGCAAGTACATTCCGCACGCGGATCCGCTAGCTTCCCCGACCCGAAACCGGGCCTGGCCACCATGGAGGAGGAGAGGCGCAGTCGCTGGGCCGACTCCGTCCCCCGGGCGACCTGCGCGACCCGGGCGACCCGGCGGCCGGCGACCCGGCGCGAGCTCGCGACCCCATGCGCCGGGATCCAAGGTCGGAGCGCCGGCGGGATCCAGGTCGGAGCGCCCGACCCCTACATGTTGTGGATCGCCGCCATTCCCCGGATCGGCCCACAGGATCGGCCCACAGGAGTGCAACGTCCGATAATAGATAAAGTGTAAATACGCCCGACTTACGCCCTGGTGCAGCTCGAGAGGTCGCGCGCCGCGGGACCCAGGAGGGGGTGTGGTGTCGGCCGCCCGAGCGCGAGCGAGATCGCCCGCGGGTTCTCACTTACACCGGCCTCCATTTTCAGTCTCCCGATTTCTTTCAACGTTTCGCTCCTGGGGTTCGACTGGATTTAGGCGCGAGTTTTCGACCTGTTCTCACCTGTTCTTGGAACGGGTCGTCCTGTTCTCGGAACGGTCCCACGACCTGTTCTTGGGGTACTACGTACCCCTGAGAACAGCAGAACAGGTCGTTGGGACCCTGAGGGCGAACGGGTGGGGGTATGGATTGGGGTGGGAACAGGAACAGGTCGGGGAGGGAGGAAAGGGCTGGACTATCGTTTACAACGCAAGTAGGCTCTTTGGAGGGGGTGAGAGGGATGAGGAATGCGGACTGGTGGGCGAGGGGGTTTATTGCGGCGGGGTTGGTATTGACGTGGTGGAACATCTGGCAGGAGAGGCGGAACAGGGGGGGTGTCTGATGGACCAGGCAGCGGAGCGGGTGGCGGCGTTGTTGGAGCGGATGGCGGGGGCACTTGGAGTGACGGTCGAGCATTTGTGGCCGATCCTGGTGGCGAGGACGCGGGTGGCCTGGTGGGGGGAGTTGTTCGCGTTGCTGGTGGCGGCGGTGTTGATGGGGTGGGCGGCGAAGGCGACGTTGGCGTGGTTCAAGGCGGATGGGGCTCGGGAGCGGGGGATGTGGGACGACCGGATGGGACAGGGGATGGGGTTGGGGGTCGTGCTGGCGGGGTTTGCGCTGTCGGTGATTCTGCTGTTGGGGCATCTGGCGGATGTGGGGACGGCGATTTACCCGGAGGCGGCGACGGTGGAGCGGTTGCTCTACGCCGTGAAGTGCGGCAAGTGAGCGAGCGCAAGGATGGTGGCCCGGCTTGCGTGCGTTCTGCGGTCGAGGAGGAGGAGTTGCCATACGTCTACGCCGCTGAACTGGCGGGCGAAGGGACGCAGCACGTTATCAAGTCGAAGGATCACATCCGGGTCGTGAAGGCGCTGGAAGCCACGCTCGCGGAAGCGGAGCAGGCGTTCGACGGGCAGATGATCCGCGCCAACGTCCTGTCGCGCGACAACGACGCCCTGCGCGCAGAGAACGAGGCGATGAAGGCCGTCCTGTCCGAAGCCGGGATCACGGTCGAGAAGGTGGACGGCGGCTACCGCTGGAAGCGGACCCCCGCGCCCGTCGAGCGGAAGGGGGAGGAGTGAAATATGGCAGCACGTTCTCGGGGATCGGGGGACTCGACGCCGGGCTCCACCGAGCCGGACACCAGGCCGTCTTCCTCTGCGAGCGCGACCCCTGGCGGCGGGAGATCCTCGCCCTCCGGTTCCCCGGGGTCCCCATCTTTGACGACGTTCGTGAAGTCACAGAAGGCGCACTCCGCCGACGACTGCGAGAGGTGGGAGCAGGGCGACGTGGCGCCGACGTTCTCACCGAGGGACGGGTCGGCGCCCTCGACGGTGATCGCGATAGAGGCGGTCGGCCGGAAGATGAGCGGCGGGCCGGAGGTGGGCCTGGGGGTCCGGGAGGGGGGTCCGATGTTCACGCTGGACCGGGAGAGCCATCACGCCGTGGCGGTGTTCGCGCAGAACCAGCGCGACGAGCTCCGGGACCTGGGGGATCTGGCGCCGGCGTTGAATGGGCCGGGGACCCACCAGCAGGCGATGGTCTACACCTCAAAGTCCCTGCCGACAGACTCGCGGATCGCGGAGGAGATCGCGCCGACGCTGCAGGCGGCGCAGTCGGAGAGCCGGGGCGGGACGGCGGGACCCTTGATCTTCTCGTCGGAGGATTCCCCTGCCAGGATGTCTCCGTCGCCGGCAAGCGGGCCGGGTTCAAGGGGGCGCGGTCGAGCCTCTTCCACGAGTTCGCCCGAATCGCAGGAGAGCTTGTTCGCCCCGGAGGATACGTTCTGGTCGAGAACGTCCCGGGTCTTTTCAGTTCCCATGGGGGACGGGACTTCGGTACCGTCCTCGGGGCGCTGGCCGACCTCGGGTTTCACGATCTCGCCTGGCGAGTTCTCGACGCCCAATTCTTCGGAGTACCCCAACGTCGGCGGCGGGTGTTCATCCTTGCGCGACGTGCTCGAGGCCGACGTTGCGCCGAAATACTTCTTGAGCCAGAGAGCCGCGGCGGGGATCCTCCGACGCGCGCAGAAGCGCGGGAAGGCGTTGCCGGAACACTTGGAAGCCGCACTCCGGGCGGTGGGATGCGAACCACCGACCTCGACGGACACGGAGCCTACGTCGTGAAGCCGGAGGCTCCCGAGGTCGCGCGCTCGCTCAACTCGCAGCGAGATGGCTACAACGACGGCAGCGACCAGACCTACGTCGTCCCCGCCCTCACGTCGAAGATGGCGAAAGGAACCGGCGGGCCGGCGGGGGATGAGTGCCAGAACCTCGTCCGCACCTTCAACGTCACGCCCGAGGGCGGCCAGGGCGCGGACCTGCGGGCGACCGAGACGGACACCTCGCTCTGCCTCTCGTCGTTGAACGGACAGGCGCATGACCGGGTGACGCTGGCCGTCGAGGATCCCCGGGCCTTCAACTCCTACCAGCGGACAGAGGGTGAGGTGACGACGCCGATCCGGGCCGGGTCGCAGGAGGGCGTCGGGGTCCGCTTGAGCGCCGGCGTCCGGCGGCTGACGCCCACCGAGTGCGAGCGCCTCCAGGGACTCCCCGACGGCTGGACCCTGCCGGGCGCGGACTCCAAGCGCTACGCGGGCCTCGGGGACGCCGTGACGGCAAACGTCGCCGAGTGGATCGGCCGGAGGCTCGAGCGATGAGGGCGCTCGAGCGCAAGGGGAAGGAGAAGAAGTGACCGTGACCATCGAAGAGCTCGAGAAGATCCTCGACGTGCTGCTCGCGTTGCGGACGGACCCGCGGTATCCCGGCACGGAGGGGGCGGGCTGCTGGTGCGACCTGGGGATTGACCATCCGCTCGCCAAGCGGCACTCTGGCGCCTGCACCGGCGCGCAGGAGCTCGTCCGGTCGATTCGGGGGCGGTTGGGGATCGTGTTCATTCCGACATAGGGGGGGGCGCGTGTGGACGCTGGCTGGACTCCAAACCCGGCTGACTCGGTTCGACTCCGTGGCCCCCCGCCAGTTTTCGCTTGACGTTCCACGTGAAACAGACATACCGTTATCCATCGCAGGGCCGTGTAGACGGCGTTGGGGCTCATAACTCCGACAGAGACGGTGCGAATCCGTTCCCTGCAACCAAAAAAAGAAAGGGGTCGAACCATGAAGCAGGAAGCAGCCGAGGCGAAGGCCAAAGAGTTCCTCGACACGTTTCTCCTGAAGGACGACGCGCGCTACGTCCAGAAAACGCAGGAGCTCGCGCTGATTTTCGTGTCGATCTGCCCGGAGGCGCCCGGAGCGGACAACACGCTGCCGACGCCGCCGGCCAAGCCGGGTCACGATCTGCCGGGCGGGCCCGTGACGCCGGACAACAGCCTGCCGGGTGGGCCGACCACGCCGGACCAGGGGTTGCCGGACGCGCCGGACACGCCGGACAACGAACTGCCGGACGCGCCGGATCGGCCGGGCTACACGGTGAAAAAGACGGAGACGACGATCCACAAGAAGAAGTAGGGCTGACAGTCCGGGGCGCAGGGTCGGGGATACTTCTTGGGGAAGCAAACCCTCGGCCCGTTCCATCCCCGGTTTTGATCTTTGCAAAGTTCGAGGGGCGATAGGCCGGGCTACTTCTGGCCGCGGTAATGCGCTGTAAGGGTTGAAATCCCAGGTATAGAGCCCGAAAGGGACCGCCTGGCCGACCTAAGATCCCCTCATAAATTCGCGGGGCGTAGATCCGGGTTACTTCTCATTTCAAGAGCGTTGTTGCAGGTTCGAGTCCTGTCGGAGGCCTTCGGGCTTTCGTGGCGCAATTGGTAGCGCACGTCCGTCTCCTGGGTCGCCTTCATCCCCGCATAGCCGACATCCCGAGGCGTAGGGCCGGGCTACTTCGCCTGTTAAGCGGAATCCGTACCTGGCTCGCTTTATCCTCGGATTTTCCCTCTGAAACGGAGGACTCGCGATGATGGTCCGGTGCCCCTTCTGCTACCGCTCGTTTCCGCATGAGGATCACCCGCTCGTTCCGAAGCAATGCCCGGACTGCTCGAGGTACTTCTACCCGGCGAAGGCGGAGGCGATCCGGTGTCCGACGTGCGAGGAGAAGTGGGCCGACTACCGCGCGCAGGGCGGCCACGACCCGGCACACCCGGCGGAGCCGCTTGACGACTCGAATTCGCTGCCCATCATTCCGGTGGGCGGCATGGAGACAGAGAGGGGGGATCGTGACCAAGATGGAGAAGGTGATGGCCGAGCCGGAGATCCCGGCGTTCGACGGGACGACGATGGAGGGCCTGCCCGCGTTCTCGCGGGGGACTCGAGACTCGTACCTGCAGATGTTGATGACCAACACGTTCGGCCAGGCCTTCTACGCAAGCGAAAAGGAGCAGATCGAGGAGGCAAAGGCGCTCCACGCGGCGGCCGTAAACGACGCTGAGTGGTCGCTGCGCGCGGCGATCTACGCCCGGGAGAAGGGCTACATGCGGTCGCAGCCGATCCTGGCGCTCGCGCACCTGGCGAAGGTGACGCCGCGCGCCGAGTTCGAGGACGCCTTCGGCCGGATCATCCAGACGCCGAAGGACCTGGCGGAGTTCGCCGCGGCGATCCGCCGGCTCCGGGGCGGGGAGGGCGGCCGGAAGGTCAAGCGGGCCGCCGGCGCGTGGCTGAAGGCCCGGCTGTCGCCGTACTGGGCCATCAAGTACGGGGCCGACCGGGAGAAGGGCCTCTACTCGCTGCGGGACCTGCTCTGCGTCTACCACCCGAAGTTCACGCGGGTCGATCCCTCGGTCGAGTACCTGTTCGAGCGGGGGGACCCCTCGACCTACCCGGAGCAGATCGGGGCCTTCCTGGCGTTGAAGAAGGTCACGACCGACGAGGAGAAGGCCCGGCTCATCGAGATCGGCCGGCTGCCGCACGAGGTCGCCTCCGCCTTCGCGGGGGACTCGCCGAAGGTGTGGGCGGCGATCATGCAGCAGGCGCCGATCTTCGCCCTGCTCCGCCACCTGGCGACGTTGGAGCGGCACGGGGCGCTCGAGGCCTGCAAGGAGAAGATCCAGAAAACCTTCACCAGCTCGGAGTACGTCCAGAAGTCGAAGATCCTCCCCTTCCGGTTCCTCGACGCGATGGAGAAGGTCAAGGAGGGGTGGTTGCGGGATGCCCTGCGAGACGCGGCGGAGCTCGCCCTGGCGAACGTCCGGGTGCCGGCGGAGCCCTGCGCGGTGTTCATCGACATCTCGAGCTCCATGAACTCCCGGCTCCTGAAGGCCGCGGCCATGTTCGGGGTGGCGATGGCGATGCACGGGGAGAAGGTCGGGGTCTACGTCTACAACGACCGGCTCGGGACGCTCTCGATCTCCAAGCGGGACTCGCTGCTGACCCAGGCGGAGGCCATCGTGAACATGTGCTCGGGTGGGACCGCCACGCACCTGACCACGCGGCTGATGCTCGAGTCGGGGGCGAAGTTCGAGACGATGGTGCTGCTCTCCGACGAGCAGCAGAACATCGGGACGGACTTCTACTCGAACCTGGTGAAGTACCGGGAGCGGGTGAATCCGCGGCTCAAGTGCTTCATCGTGAACGTGTCGCCCGGGTACTCGAAGTCGGGGGGCCTGGCGCCGAAGGACGATCCGCAGACGTTCTGGCTCTACGGCTGGTCGGACAAGATCGTGGACTTCGTGGGTCTGGCCTCGGGAGAGGGCTTCCAGGGGGCGGTTGCGGCGGTATAATCGGGCACTCTTTGGCACGGGGCATCTTCACACCGCGCGGGCGGCCTTCGGGCCGCCCGTTCGGTTTCAGGTCAGATCGTAGACGAGGGATCCGCGGGGCTTCTGAGTCGCCGTGACCTTCCCGTCCTCGCGCAGCGCCGCCAGAGCCTTCAGCACCTGCGCCTTCTGCGTGTGGCATGTCTCCGCCAACTGCGTCGAGGTCTGTCCGGGCATCTTCGCCAGTTGCGAGAGGATCTTGGTCGCTGCGCGCTTCACCTTGTCGGCGCTCGCCTGTTCCTTCTCGCGGTCCTGCTGGCTTTCAAGTTCGGACGAGTCCACTTCCATGAGGCTCGCGCGCTCGCGGTCCAGCTTGACGGCGAAGGACCCCTTCCGGCCGAGCCGGTTCTTCGCGATCCAGACTTTGCCGATGTCGTCGTCGTTGGGGATCCCGAACACGAGCGCGGTGTCAGCGGCGTAGATCACCGCGCGCGAGCCCGCAGCGGCGGCCAGCGGGTTCAGGTTCTTCTCGTTCGCCTTGTGCTTGAAGGCGTCGTAGGAGGCCTGCGCCGTCATCACGCCGAACCAGCCCCGCTTCTTGATCTCCTTGCGGAAGGAGTAGGAGAGCCGCGTGATCGCCATGCGGTCCTCGGGGTCCTCCTCCTGGTCGGCCGTCCACGGGATCGTCTGCGCGCTGTCCAGGACGCAGAGTCGGGCGGCACCGTTCCGGCTCGGCGCGAAGTCGGCGAGCACCGCGAGCGCGCGCGAGGCGGAGGCGATGGGAGAGTCGGGGTCCGGCAGGAGGAAGGTTTCCTCCATCCTCTCCTTCATAAAGTCGTGGAGCTCCGGGGCGCCGCGCTCAAGGTCCTCGCGCTTGTAGCCGAGTTGCTGGCCGAGTTTCACGGCTGCCGCGTCCCGGCCCTCATCGGAGAAGAGGGCGAGTCCCGGGGCCGTCGGCGCCATGTGATTCAGGATCATGGCGGCGAGCGTCGTCTTGCCGGAGCCGGGCGGGCCGATGATCGCGAGGATGCGGCCGGGCGTCAGCCCTCCGCCGCGGAGGTTCCGGTCGAGCGGGGGAAAACCGGTCGGTACGGGATCGCCGGCCTTGCCGAGCAGCGCGATGGCGTCAGCCAGATCGAGGGCGTCGTCCTCCGGCTCGTCCTTTCCCCAGTCCTCAACAGACATTTTTCCCCGCCGCCGCTCGGTCGAGCAGGGCTATGTCCAGAGTCACCGCAGCGTCGAGCAGGGCGTCCGCGCAGTTGCGAAACTGGCAGGAAATGTCGAGGGTGAGCAGCCGGAGCTCATCGACCTTCGCGGGATCGTTCATTCCGTTTTTCACCACGGACATGAACTTCGGGCCGATCTCTTTGTCGCGCCGGGTGAGCAGGATGAAGCAGGCCGCGATGTCTACGAGCGCGCCGTAGATGTTGTCCGTTTCGGTGTTGACGCCGGGAGGGAAGGCCTTCGCGATCTCGTCCTTGTTCACGGCGCAGCCTCCTCCGCCTTCGCGGGCTCGGGCACGACGACCTGGCCCATCTTCCAGCCCTCGTCGTAGCAGTCGAGGAAGGCCGACACCATGCGGTCCTCGAGGTCCGAGAACTTCGGCTTATGCGGGGCGCCCGACTGCAGCCACGCCTTGATGATCCCGCCGGCGCGCTGGCGCATGGCGTAGATCCACTTCTCCCGGGTGGTGTTCATTCGTGGGCCTCCTCGCAATGGACCATGAGCAGGTTCGCCTCGAATGAGCTCGTGGCGATGTGAATGCAGCCGGGCCACGTCTGCGCGAATTCCGACTGCTCGGGCCGCATCCGGCCGCCGAGGGCCTTCACTTCGAGCAGGTGGTTGCGGTGCTGCTGGCCCCTGCGCGCAACGAGGGCATCGGGGACGCCCCGCTTTCGCTGCAGCCCTGCACGAATGCGGATGCACTTCCAGCCGAGTAGTTCCAGGTTGGCGTAAATGTCTTTGGCGTTGCCGTCCGGGTAGTCGCGCACGGAGCCCTCCAAGCACCGGCCGAAGGGGAAACGGAGGACTCAGACTCGGCGGGGCGAGAGAGAGGCCAACCCTTCAGCCGGTGCTTGCAGGGCTACATGCCCCGCGGTCCTGGCCCGCGGCCGGGCGGAAGGATCTGGCCGGTAACGATACCGCCCCCGGTCAGCTTCTCGACCTGGGCCCAGTTGAAGTCGTTGATCTTCGTCGCGGCGTTGCCCTGCTCCCACTCGCGCTTGAGCCGGAGCTCCTCCGCCACGTTGTCCAACCCCTGCTTGATGAGGGTCGCCGCCTGCATGATCGTCGCCTCGAGGTTCTCTGCCACACCGCCTCCTTTATGCGTCCGGGGCCTTGAAACCGCTCTCCGCCAGCAGGGCCGCAGCCTTCTGCTTTTTTGCCGTGAGTTTGATCTGGACGCCTCGCAGCATCCCCTCGAAAAAGAAGATCGAATCGCGCTCGTACTGGTGGAGGTTCGGGGCGGAGGAGTCAAGCGAGCGGCTCATCCCGTCGCGGAGGCCTTCGAGGAATTCGACCGCATCGTGGTCGAAAGTGGTGTGGGTACTCTCTTTGATCGCGAGAAGGAAATCGCGGGCGTTCGCAACCATCTACCGTCCTCCGTTGACAGCGGAGTATCATGCCCTCCGTGGCCGAAGTCAAGGAAAAGCCCGCTCTCGCCGTGGCGCTCGAGGCCGTCGATGCCTACCTGGCCGAAGAGGTCCTCGAGGTCGTGAAGGATCTGGTCGAGGTCGCGCACGAGAGCGACGACGACCGCGCGCGCGTCTCCGCCGCGTCGAAGGTTCTAGACTACGTTCGGCCCCCGAAGAGCGCCCCACTCGTCAACATCAACATGCCCACGGTCGTCTCGAATCTCGGCCTTCCGACCGGACGCAACCAGGTCAAGCGGATCAACCCGAAGGGCGCGATCCCGGCCGAGCCCGTGGCGCCGCGGCAGAAGATTCTCCCCGAGGCGCCGGCGCAGGGTAAGAAGTGGGCCGGGCACTTCGACGCCACCGATCCGCAGCGACCGCTGGCGGCGCCGATCCTAGCCAAGCCCGCCGCGCTCACGTCGAAGGCCAGTACGCCGCGCGCGCCCGACCGGCCGCCGGCGCCGCCGGGGATCCTCCCGATGGAGCGTCAGGGCCGGGAGGACGAATGAGGGTAGAGCGCCGCGAGTCCTGGCACTCCTACACGCCCAACCGGCGGCAGAAGCAATTCCACCAGATCCCGCCGTGGGGGCCGATGATGGTCAAGGGCTACATCGGCGCGCTCGGTGGCGGCAAGTCCACGGCCTGCGAGCAGGAGCAGATCGAGCTGATGATGAAGATGCCGAAGGGCCTCTCCGTCGCCACCCGAAAATCGAAGAAGCGCGCGAACTTCGCCCTCGTCGCCGACTACCGCACCCTGCTAGAAGGGATCGCGAAGTACCACACCACCGACGAGGCCTTCTACTTCCCCAACGGACATGTCCTGGCGATCACGCCCTCGGACGACTGGGAGCGGTTCGGCAGCATGGAAATCTGCACGTTCTTCATTCAGGAGGCGCACGAGATCACGGACGGCCGGACCTTCGACCATCTCTGCGCGCGGCTCCGCAACCCCAACGGCTATGTAGACGGGAAGCCGTACTACCGCGGCCTGATCGACGCCCGCGGGATCACGAGCTCCCATTGGATCAACAAGAAGTTCATCGAGCAGGCGTGGAACGTCGATGACGGGTCCGCCGCGCGCGAGAAGGCGGAGAACCCGGACTTCGTTTACATCCGGTCCCGCACCGAGGACAACCGCGAGAACCTGCGGCCGGGCTACATCGAGGAGCTCGCCAAGCAGCACAAGAACGACCTGAACTGGCTGAAAGTTTTCCTCGAGGGAGAGGTGGGCTTCGATGTCGAAGGCCAGGCTGTGTTTGGTGACTCGTGGGATCCTGCCCGCCACGTCGCCACAATTCCCGAGGATCCTTCGCTGCCAATTCTGCGGGGGTGGGACTTCGGCTACCGGGCTCCCGCTGTCGTGTGGGCCCAATACACGCGCAGCGGTCGGCTACTCGTCCTGCGGGAATTGTGCCCTCGGAATCTCTCCACGGAGCAACTGGTCCAGGATGCTGTTGCTAACCAGAAAACCTGGTGGCCCACGCGCCCCCACCACACCTACATCGACTACGGGGACGCGGCCGGCGACCAGATCAACAGCACCAGCTTGAAGGACATCGAGACGGTGGAGACGATGCTGCAGACCACCATCGACTCCCGGAAGGGCCGGATCGAGCCAGGGTTGAACGTCCTGCGGAAGCTGATGCGGGACTCGGTGAAGGTGGGCACGGCGCTCTCCCCCCGCTTTGCGGTGGACGAGTCCTGCACTACCCTGATCGAAGCAATGAGCGGCGCCTACTACTACCCGGAGGAGAACATGGACCTGGGCCCGAAAAAGGGCCTCGGCTACGACGCCCCGGTGGACTGCATTCGCTACGTCGCTCAACTCGTCGTGGAGGAGGGCTACGCCCCGTCCACGCCTTCGCCGGTACGTTATGGCCGCACCACAGCGCCCAACCTCTTCGCCCGGTACTAACCTTGCCGACGCCGAGTGCTTCTCGCCGATGGCGAACGTGCGGACGCCGCGCGTCCACGTCCCGCCCTGCGAGAAGTGCCCGGAGCCTTCCTTCGGCGCGTGGTGTGAGGAGATGGAGCCCGTCTCCGCCGCCGGCGAGCCGATTATGACCGTGCGCTTCGTGTGCCACGATCACAGCCCCGGGGTCAGCAGCATCGTGATGATGTCCGACCGCCTCTACCCTGCCTACCGGATCCTCTACATGTTCTCGGAAAGCCGCATGAAGGTGATGCGCCTGTCCCGGTCGGCCCAGGCGGAAAGGTTGACAGCATGAGCCAGATGGACGGCACCGCGATCTCGGTCCCCGACGCGACCGACACCGGCATCCCCTCCCAGGCGATCAAGGCCGAGTACGGTCGCTCCGCCACGCTCTCCAACCCGGGCGTGATGGTCTACGACAACCGCTCCCTAGCCTCGATGTTCCAGACGGTGCTAGAGGACGCGCAGCGGTATCGGCTGCCCTTCGAGCAGGAGTGGCTGAAGGCCTACAACCAGTACCACGGGGCCACGCAGGACGCCGGCAAGGCGCCGTGGCAGTCCCTAGTCCACGTCCCCATGTCCAAGCGCGACGTGGACACCATCGCGTCCCGGCTCGTCTCCATCGTGTTCTCGGAGCAGGATTGGTTCGGCATCGAGCCGGAGGGGCGCTACCAGGACAAGCTGGCCGACATCGCGAAGAAGGTCATTCAATGGCAGCTTCACCGCGGCAAGTTCCGCGAGCCGGTGGAGACGTCATTCAAGGACGCGCTCATCTGCGGCAACGGGCCCATCAAGATCACCTACGACCGGGCGATCAAACCGTGGATGAGCTCGCAGTTCATCGCCGCTCCGTCGGGCGAGAACTTCGGAATCCCCCAGGCGCGGCAGGGCCACTTCGAGATGCGGCGCGCGCTGAAGATGATCTCGCGGCTCCGGTTCGAGCCCATCGTCCCGACCGACTTCTGGCTCGACCCGAGCGGGCAGAATCGCTTCGTCATTCACCGGGTCAAGCGGCACGTCTCCGATCTCTGGAAGCTGGCGGCCGACCAGATCGACCCGCTGACGCAGGAGGTTCTCGTCAAGGCCGTCTACGACCGCGCGGAAGTGGACAAGGTGCGGCCGGGCGCCCGCGACCGTCTGCTCGACAACTACGCCGCGCAGATCCGCCGCGAGCGGCCCCAGGCCTACGGCGACATGACGGTGGACCTGTTCGAGTTTTGGGGCGACTTCCCGGACCCGGCCAACGGGGCGACGATTTTCCGCAACTGCGTCATCACCTTCTGCGACAAGCAATGGTGCCTGCGCCGGCCGGAGGAGAACCCCTTCTTCCACCAGGAGCCGCCGTTCCTGCTCGCGCGGCCGATGCTCAACCCGCACCAGGTCTACGGCTACGGCTTCCTCATGCAGACGGCGAAGATCCAGGACGAGATGGACCGGACCCTGCAGGTGATGATCGACAAGATGCACCTTTCGGTGCCGATGGTCGAGGCCGACATCTCCGCCGCGCGCAACCCCGAGGAGTTCGGCGGCGACCACCTGAAAGTCTCGCCCGCCCGCATCATCACGAAGAAGTCCGGGGATCGCAAAATCTTCACGCCCGTCGAGGGATTCACGCCGCCGACCGAGTGGGAAGTCCAGGTCTACCGCCTCCTGCAGGAGGCCTTCGGCATGGACACGAGCGTGAACGAATACTCCGCCGCCGGCACGGAGAGCTCCAACCGCAAGACGAAGGCCGAGGTCGAGATCAAAGTCTCCGCCTCGCAGAATGCCTTCAACGCCGTGGGTCAATACATGGAGGAGCACTTCCTCTCGCCGATGGTCAAGATGATCTACGACCTGTCGATCCAGTTCGAGCAGAACTTCACGAGCCCGCGGCTGATGCGGATGTTCGGCGACGACCAGGAAGCGCAGCAGATCCTCATGGCGCTGTCGGCGATGCCGCTCGCGGAGCGGTGGGAGAACATGAACCTGGACGCGCAGTTCCGCGTCGATGGCGTCACGCTGCAGGTGACTCGTCAGCAGCGGCTCGACCGGCTGATGAACTTCCTCAAGATCATGGGCGGGGATCCGCAGATGGTGACGCTCATCGACAAGCGCGAGCTCCTGCGGGATCTGCTCATCCTCTTCGACCTTCCGAAAACGATGGTGCTGCAGCAGTCCGACGCGATGCTGCAGGCGGCGGAGCAGGCCGTGATCGCCCAGTTCGCGATGGCGATGGGCGGCGGCCAGCAACCCCCAGGCGCTCCGCCGGGGGGACCGCCCGGTGGACAACCGCCGGGCGCCCCGCCGGGCCCGCCGCCGCCGAACCCAAACAATAGCCGCGTGTCCGCAGCCGCGCAGGCGAAGAAAGGGGCCGAGGACTCGCAAGCGCGCGCGCCTCACCCGGCATGACACCAGAAAGATCCGCCGAGCTCGCGAAGCAGATGGGCCTCGATAAGACGCCGGCGCTCCGCTACGAGCGGGCCCCGGACGAGAACGCGCCGCTCGAGCGCGTGGTCAACTTCAAGAAGGCGCTGCAATGCGTGGACGTGCTCCGCACCGCGGCCTTCGAGCGGTTCATCCCGGACTGCTGCGTGATCGACATGGAGATCGGTACGGCGGTCTACTGCGAGGGCATGAACGATGCGGTACTCATCCGTACCGACGTGCCGCCGCCGCTCGACCCGTCCAACCCCACGAACTTGAAGATCACGAAGGCGACCGGGATCCCGCACCGGCTGGACGACCAGGCCTTTTTCATCTGGTTGGGCAAGGAACTCGAGCTCCGGTGGACGGCCTGGGGCGCTCGCCGAATGGGCCCCCCGCTTGTCTTTTGGGGCCGCGGCGACCCCAACACCCGGGACGCCAAACCCTTCATCGGCCTGCTGATGAAGTTCGCCCGGAACGTCTCGGACGTGCCGGCCGACTGGGGCGCGATCATCCCTCCCGGCATGTCGATCAAGGAAGCGAATCGGCGGCTCACTCTCGCGGCTGTTGACAATGGGAGTAGGATTGCCGAGACTGATACGCGAAAACCACACGGAGGAAGCACATGAGTCTCGTGAAATCCCACAGCGATTCAAACGCCTCCGATCCGAACGCGAGCACCGACCCCATGAGTGGCTCGGTCGGCATGTCGGGTTTCACGAAGATGCCGTACCCCACGGCCAAGCCCGCGCAGAGCAACGCCGACGTGGGCATCACGCTCGGCGACTCCATCGGCTCGCTCGGCAACGACGGTACGAACATGTCGGCCTACGAAGAGCAGAAGGCCGACATCAGCGCCGAGAAGGGCAAGTAATTGCCGGCACCGACTCGGCCGCCTTTGGGCGGCACACCAGGAGGCAAGAGCCAGGCCTCCAAGCACGACCCGGGCGACTCCTCGCCGGGCAACGACTCCGGCGTGAAGGGTGACGGTTGGGCGACCTACGGCTTCCTCGAGGAGACGCCCGCTGACCCGATGGCGAATCAAGTCTGCGCCGACGTGCTCGGCTACGACAAGCGCGTGGAGTGCGACCCGAAGAAGCGATTCCCCCAGGTCAAGGAAGAGCAGCGCGGCGACATCGAGCCGCTCAAGTCGGAGTGGGTCTGATGGACGCCCGGCTCCCCGCCGATGTCCCGGAGTGGCTAGAGAAATCCCTAGCTGACCTAGACCAGCGCGCCTCCGACAAGATCCGCAAGAACGACGACCCCTCCTTCGCCGCCGGGTACTTCTCCTGCCTGGCCGACCTCAAAGACATCTTCGACACCGAATCGAAACTCGAGGAGGCGGAGCGTAAAAAGCGTTTCCGCATGATCGTGCATGGCGAATCCCAGTCAGCCTAAGCCGCCGACCGAGGCGGAGCTCCGGCAGGCTCTAGAGGAAGAGAAGGCGAAAACCGCCAAGCTAGAGGCCGAGGGCCGCGGCTACCTAGAGGCCGCGCGCTCCGAGTGGGATCGCGCCGAGAAGGCGCAGGCCGCCCTCCGGGCCACGGTCGCCAACGCCGCCCCGCACCCGAAGGCCCCGGACGCTTTCGAGAAGCTCTCCGCCGAGGGCCTCGCGCTCTCGCCCGAGGAGCAGCAGCGGCTGCTAGATCAGGGCACTCGCTCCCGCGCCCGCGAGGAGTTCGGCCGCGGCGCCCAGGTCCTAGAGGAGCGCCGGCTCGCCGACGAATACAAGCGGGACACGCGCCTGGCGCTGTCCTTCTTCCGCGCGCAGCACCCGGCCCTAGCCCAGGACGAAGAGGGCTTCGCCGCCGCCGTGACGAAGGCGCAGATCCGCGCCACCCGGCAGAACCTGAATCTCGATCCGGTCGGGATGCTCAACTTCGCCCACGCCATCTACCAGGAGGGCAAGGGCACCGCGGACACCATCCCGTTCACCGAGGGCGCCGGAGCCCCGGGAGGCCCCGCCGTGAACCCCAACCGTCCCGCCGAACCGACTCCGCCCTCGCTGTGGGAAAAGCTCTACGGCGCGAAGGACGTGGTGGACGAGTCCAACACCGACTGGTCCCTCGACGGGATGACGGAGAAGTACCTCGACCAGAAGAACCTCGAGCTCGTCAAAGAGGGGTTCACGTCTCGCATCGGTCAGATCATGGGGCAGATCGAAGAAGCAAAAGCTCGGCGTTCCGCCGCGGCATAGGGAGGCTACATGGCACAGGTTTGGTCCGTTCCCGCCCTCGGTGGCTTCTCGGCGACCGCATCCATCGACGCGGAGCTCCGACAGAGGGCAACCCACACGACCTACTTCCACCAGATGACGCTCGGAGCAGCGTCCTACGGGAAGCATCGGTCGGACAAGCTGCTCTTCGACAAGATCGGCCGCCTCTCGACTCCGCTCAACGTGGCGGGAATCGGTGAGACGGACCCGGTGCCGGAGACGACGTTCCCGCTCGTCCAGGGCACGATCCAGACGACCGAGTACGCCAACTCCGTCGCGTGGACCGAGAAGCTCGAGACGTACTCGCAGTTCCCCATCGGGCAGATGGTGGCGCTCGCGCTGCGTCAGGACCAGATCGAGGGACTGGACAAGGTGGCCTTCGCCGGCTACGCCCTCGGCCGCGTGGTCTACACCCCGCTGACGGCCTCGACCGGAACCTTCTCCACGACCGGCACCGCGGGCGCCGTGGCGGGATCCGCCATGACGATCTCGCACGTCAAGGACATCAGCGACTTCATGCGCGTCAACAGCATCCCCGCCATGAGCGAGGGCTGCTACTTCTGCATCGCGCACGTCGATCACGTCCGCGGGATCAAGGACTCGTCCGAGTTCGTGGAGGTTTCCAAGTACCACCAGCCGGACAAGCTCTTCTACTCGGAGATCGGCAAGTATGCCGCGGTCCGCTTCGTGGAAGAGAACAACGCTCTGGCGAGCCCGGCCGGCACCAACACCGCCGGCTTCGCGCAGGCGATCTACTTCGGCGCGGACAACGTGCTCGAGGCCGTCGCGCAGGCCCCGCATCTGCGGTACGGCATTCCCCAGGATTTCGGACGCGACCGCCGCGAGGGGTCCTTCTACATCGGCGGCTTCGTCCTGGCGTGGCGCTTCGACACGGACGGAGGCGAGGAGCACCAGGTCCGCGCCGACAGTCAGTAACCGGCAACCGGAAAAGGGAGAACGAAGATGGGCTACACGGACATCGGAATCACCGGCGGTTGCCACCGCGTCAACATGCAGGCGGCCTTCGCGACGTTCTCGCTCGCCGGCGCCACGCAGAGCAAGCAGGTCAAGCCGGCCACCGCGATCCAGGTCGCGCTCCTGCAGGCGCAGAAGCTCACCGACCACTACGCTCCCAACGAGACGTGGGCGCCGATGGGACTCGCGTGTGTCGTCTCCACGACCATCACGATCACGATTCCCGCGCTCACCCTGCAGAAGAACGGCGTTGCCGCCGCCACGGGCGGAGTCGCGACGTTCCCCTCGCTGCTCGCCGCGAGCGTCAACGAGGTTTTCATCCCCTTCACGTCCTACACCTTCGCCGCGGCCGACGCCATCGGCGATACCTGGTCCGTGCTGGTCACGACCACGGCGACCGCTGGCGTCCTCAACGAGCTCTGGCTCGTCTACGGCTACAAGACGGTCGGCGGAGTCGGAGTGGGGGTCACGCTGTAATGCTCCCCCAGTTCGAGAACGCCGCGAGGGGCGCCCTGCAGTCGCGGGGCGCCTCCAACATCCGGGTGTCGGGGACTTCCATCAAGGAAGTCGTCCAGACCCTCTTCGCCGAGGAAATGGCGAAGCTGAAGAAGGTTCGCCTCACCTGGAACCCGGGCCAGGCCCCGGAGCCCCCGGACCCGAGCATGAAGATCGGCCTGCTCTGCAAGTGGAAGCCCTACACGGGCCCCATCGGCATCGGCCGGTACTTCGTCCAGAACATGATGGTCCTTTACTCCAACGGCGAGCCCGTCGAGGACATGAGCACGATCTCGACCGAGAAGCGCGTCGAGCGGATCGTGGACGGGAAGGGCAACTTCCTGCGCGAGCACACCTTCAAGAGCGACCGCGAGTACGTCGATGAGGCGCTGCGGTTTTACATGCAGATCGCCATTCGGCTCGACCCGAACCTGTGCCGGTACTGCGTCCAGTTCTCGACCGACAACCGGGACGAATACATCCTGCACATGCGGCAGAAGCACAAGCCGGAGTTCTACAAGATGCTCCACGCTGACGATCCCGAAGTGATCCCGGACCCGGCGCCCGAAGAGCCGGAGCCGGAGCCGCCGACCGAGCCGCCGCCGACCGAGCCGGGCCCCGAGCCCGTCCAGCCCGAGTCCAGAAAAGCGCGAGCCGCGCGGGCGTCGTAAGGAGCCCTCGTGGCGAGGGACTGGACCGAGCTCGTCGCGGTCATCGAGGGCCACTACCCGACAGCGGTAGGGTCGCCTTCGGGCCAGGACAACGTACTCCGCTCCTCGCTGACGAAGTTCGCGAACAGCCTCTTCAAGGGCATCGAGCGGATGCGCCGCTGGTCGCTCGCCTACAACGTGGCGCCGCCGACCGTGACGAGCGCCGGCGTCCAGATTTACCCCTTCCCCTCGAGCGTGGTCGTCATCTCGCGGATCTACTGGTTGCTCTCGACCGGGCAGCCCGTCACGCTCGGGCTCTACGACGCGCAGGAGCTCCGCCGGACTTTCGGCGAGGGCCCGAACGCTCAGTCCTCCGCCCCGCGGTACTACGCGATCAACGGGACGAACATCGAGCTCTTCCCGAAGCCGGACAACGGCGCGGCCGGCAATGGCGCGGGGACCAACTACTCGCTCATCATCGAGGGCTACGGGGCCCTGACGCCCATCGTGGAGACGACCGGAGTTACCACGGGCGCGAGCACGACGCTGACGGTGCCGAGTTCGGCCTACCTGACCGCGCGCGGCCTGGCTCCGGCCGGGACGAACATCTCGGTCCGCGGTGCCGGCAACCTCGGCCCGATCTCGGTCCCCGACACGCTCATCACCAACTGGACCGCCTTCCCGACCCCCACGACGGTCACGCTCGCGAGTCCGGCGATCACGGCGGTTCCGCTGCCCGGCGCACAGGTCTACTTCAACTCGCTCAACTGGCTGATCCAGGACTTCGACAAGGTGGTGCTCTTCGGGGTGCTGCGGGAAGTCGCGGCGTACCTGAAGGAGAACTACTCGGTGTGGGAGAGCCGCTACCTGGCGGAGCTCGAGGAGATGGCGCAGTTCGACTTCGACCGGAAGAGCAACCTCGAGAAGATGGCAACGGCCGTCACCGGCCAGCGGCAGGGCCAACTCCGCACTCTCGACTACCCCGCCGGGATCGAAGTCCGCGGCGGCGCCGTCCTGGGATGACATGGCCCAGGACGATCCCTCAAACGACATTCGCATCACGCCCGGGGGGATGGTTTCTGCCATCCCCGCGCACCTAATCGGCCTTCGCGGCTCGACGCCGTACCGGGACAACGCGGCCCTCGTCAACGGATTCGCCAACCTCGTTTCCTTGAACGGGCAGACGGCCGTACCGTTCGCCAACACGCCGAGCGACTCGTTCACCTTCGGGTCCGGGTCGCTGCTGCTCGGCGGCCCAAGCCCGGGATCGTTCGACTGCGTGGACGTGGCCCGACAGAACCTCCTCTCGCAAATCATGTCGGCCAACGACGAGACTTCGCTCGTCAAGTCGATCCCGGTGTTCAACAGCGAGGGGATCCTTCAGGCCACGGCCGCGATGGTCTACGGCGCGTACCAGGAACCCTTCGTGAAGTCGGGAACCGGCGTCACCGTTACGGCAGGCTCCAACGTGTTCGCTGGCAACGGCGGGACGACATGGAACGTGGACCTACTCCTGGGCGGATACGGCATTCCCGCCGCGAACCTCTCCCTCAATCTGATCTTGCCGGGTGACGTGATCGGCGTGAACAACGCCGCCGGCACCGCGCGCACCTGGTTCCGCATCCTCGCCGTTCCGGCCGCCGCCGCGATGACGGTGTTCCCGACGCCCACCGCGGGCAACCCCGCCATCGGCGCGAACCGCGATTACATCATCCTGCGAACGGGGTACGGAGGCTACAGTCGCGGCGTTGCGATCCAGCGCCCGGACCTCTTCTTCTACTTCTACTATGCCGGCACGGCCTACAACTTCGGAGCGGCGAACGGCTCAAACGGGCACGGGGTCTTGCAGGCCTTCAAGTTTTCGGCCGCGAACACTCACCAGATGGCGCCGGAGACGGTGGACGCCCTCGGCGTCACAACCGGCTTCCCGCCGATTGCCGACGACGTGGCCTACTACAAGGGCTTCCTGCTCTACGGCGCCGACACGGCGGTTTCGTGGAGCCGCGGCGGATTCCCGTTCGGCCTCGGGTTCACGACGACGGACTTCCCGGCGTCCAACATCACGGTGGTCGATCCGACCTCGCGCTTCGTTTCCTTCGAGTACCTGGGCGACCAACTCATCGCGATCTTCGAGGAGTCCATCTGGCTGATCTCCGCCACCGGGAGCATCCCGGAGTTCGCGTTCTACCGGCTGCCGGAGATTCTGAGTGTCCAGCAGCCCTCGGCGTTGGAGCCGTGCGGCATCGCGAATTCCTACGTCCGTGGTCGGCCGTCCACCACCGGCCGCGGCGCGGTGTTCTACCAGTCCAACCGCGGGATCGAGCAGCTTTCCGGCGGCCTCTCGCAGGAGGCCTCGGCGCCCATCCAGAACATCATCGCGCGCAGTTTCGAGATTCCAAATTTCTCGCAGAGTTTCCTTTCCTGGTCCGACGACTTCGATCTGCTTTGGGTGCGGCCCGCCTGGGGCGAGACGGGCAAGAGTCTCGTCTACTGCCCCGGCTCGCAGGATTGGAGCATCATCGACATCAAGCCGCCGCAGGGCCGCAGCGTCGTGGCGATCACCGCGGGCGTTCCCAACTCCACCCGCCAGGGTGATCTTCAACGCCGCTGGCATGTCGGCTACTACGAAACGCTCTTCGACGCCGGCGTGGTCGGCACCAACGGCGGCAACGCGCGGACGGTCAACAACACCCCGGACGGGTTCGGCTTTCTCTTCCAGCCGGGATTGCAGACCTGGCTCTGGCGCACTCCGATCATCCCGGCGGGCCTGCGCTACCCCGACTTCTCGCTCGCGGGATTCCTGATCGACGCCTACACGACGCAGGCCGCGGTGCAAATCAACTGGGTGCTCTACGGCGGCATCTCGCCCTACAACATGTTCCAGCGGGACGCCGGCGGGATCCTGCTCTCGAGCTCCGGCGCGCAGTTCGGAACGGCGTGGCTCAACTCGAGGGCGCGGCTCGGCAAGAAGGTTGACGACCCCTTCCTGATGCTCGAGCTCTCGGGCGCGTTTTGGGTGCAGCTTGCCGGGATCATCCTCTTCAACGCGAATACGCAGGTGAAGCGGTAATGGCCGGCATCCAGGGGATCAAGCGCGCCATCGTCGCTCCGATGTTCCAGTCGGACGACATCCGGGAGGAGCTCGCCCGGTTCGAGCAGGCCTACTTCCAGCTTTCGCAGCAGGTGAACAGCATCCAGAACCACATCCAGGTGTTCCAAGCCACCTGGGCGGCAGCGGTCAGCCCGCAGGTGATCCTCCTGCCGGTGCCGCAGACGCCGCCGATCAACGACTACGCGGCGCTCGCGATCCCGAATCAGAACGTGGGCTCGACGTGGGTGACGGGTCGGACTCCAACGCAGTTCAATTTCCACATGAGCGCTCCGGCCGCAGGGGGCGCATACTTCGTCGTGGTGCTGGCCGTATAATCCACGGGACACAGGGGAGGGGAAGGCGATGACCAACCCGTTTCAGCAGCCTCTTTTGGGGTACTCCCCGAACATGGAACCGCCCGGGTGGGATCTTCTCCGCGACATGTTGATGCGGAAGATTTTCACCATGCAGGGCAACCCCTACGGCTACAACCCGAAGAACACCGCCGGCGCCGGCGGCAAGCCCGCGTCGATGGAGAGCCTGTGGACCGGCAAGGGCCGCGGGCTCATGGACCCGAAAACCGGCCAGTACCCCTCGGAACTAGGGACCGACGCGCGCGGCCCGGTGATCCCGCCCTCGAGCTCGCCGGGGACTTCGGGCGCGAATGGAATTCCCCGCACGGTCGGCACCGTCGCCAGTCCCGGCAGCGGAGCGAACCCGACCGCGATGGCGGGGCGCGGGGGCTCTGGCCCCGCTGGTGGAGGCGGCGTCCCGCGGCCTGGTGGAGGAGCCGGCCGCCCGACGCCAGGCGGCGTCCCCGGCAACCCCGGCACTCCCGGCGGCGGCCCGTGGCGCCCCGATGACGGCCGCAACTGGTGGGCCTACGGCGACGAGGCGCGCAAGCCGCGCTCGCCGAACAGCGGCAACGCCGGCGGCGCGCGCGACGGCCGGGTGGTGGGCTACGACGCCCCGCCGCCACAGGTCGATCCCGCCAACTACGGCAACTCCTTCGACACGGTGACGAAGTGGCTGATGATGAACCCCGGCAACCACGGGGCCTACGGCACGACGCCATCCCACGCGAACCCGAACAACCCCTACGGCATGGGCGGAGGCGGAGCGACCGCGCCCCCTCCGGCATCCCCGCCGCCGACGACGCCGGCCACGACGGCGCCTCGAGCGACTCCGGCGATCCCGCGCCGGAACCCGAACATCCCGCAGGGCTACCCGACGCCCTTCGACCGGAACACTTCGACCGTTTCGCGGACGCCGACCGGGCCCGCGCCCACCGCGCCTCCGCCTTCCGGCGGGGCGCCTCCCCGCCGCAGCAATCCGAAGTTCCCGAATGAGCTCGGCAACGACTCGCCCTACATGTTCCAGCACGGGCCGCAGGGCGGCCTCGGCTCGGACGGCGCTCCGCCGGACCCGGACATCGGCCCCTACGAGGCGCCGCCGCGTGTCCTCGGCAACAGAGAGATCGTCGCCTCCGGCAGCGGGATCAGCGGGCGCGACTCTGACAGCCTGGACGACGAGAACATCGACATGATCGCGCAGAAGCTCATGGAGCGGCCGGCGATGCTCCCGTACATCAAGGCGAAGATGGACATGATGAAGCACCGCGCGGCGATGGACATGGAGCCGCGGCGCAAAATCTACCCACGGATCCCGAGCGGCCGGAACATGAAGGATCTCGGCCACGACGACATGGGCCCCGGGATGCCCGGGCCGATTGGGGCGATGCCCGGCTCCGCGCCGCCTCCCGCCGGCCCGTCCGGTCCCCCCGGCGGCGGCTCCGATCCGATGTCGATGATCCTGGCGATGCTGCTCCGCGGCGGCGGGGGCGGGGGCGGCGGCGGCGTCCGCAGCATGAAGCGCCGCAAGCCGGTCCTCGGCATGGACGGCCTCGGCGCGCAGGACAACGTGCAGGGCAGCGACTACGGCATGATGAACGGAACGAACCCGCCCGCCCCGGCGTGGGGGGCCTGGTAATGGCCCCGCCGTGGGGCAGCGCGACGGACCCGGGAGGCCGCGCCGGAAGCAACCCCTGGAACCCGACGAACACGGGCGGCGGCAACCCGGGCGGCGTGACGCCCCCGACGCAGACCGAGAGCCCGCAGAACACGGCCCCCGGCCCCGGCGGCGCGAACCCGTGGAACCCCGCCGGCGGCGAGGGCCCGCAGAACTTCGGCCAGCCCATGAACCCGTGGGATATGCCCTATCAGGGCACCTTCACCGCGCCCATGAACCCGTGGGAAAACAAGGCGATGGAGGGCTACGGCAGCTTCGTCCAGGGCGGGCAGGGCATGGGCGGAGCGACCAACTACCTCAACGACGTGCTCTCGGGGAAGTACCTCAACCTCGACTCGAACCCCTGGCTCAAGCAGATCCAGTCCGGGATGCAGGGGATGAAGGGCTACCAGGACGAGGACGCCATTCGCCGGATCCAGAGCTCGATGGCCGCCGGCGGCAACGCCATGAGCGGCGCGAACGCGGGCGCGCAGTCCGACTACATGGGCAAGTCCAACAGCGCCTTCGAGGCCCTGATGGGCCAACTGATGAACCAGAACTACGGGATGGAGCGCGGCTTCATGGACCGCGCCCCGGGCGAGCTCGGCCAGATCGCGGGCCAGCAGGGCGCCGGGTACGGCCAGCTTTTCAACATGGGCGGAGTCGGCCGGAACATCCAGCAGAACGACCTCAACCGCCAGTACGAGGACTTCATCCGGCAGACCGGGAACATGCGCGACGACTACCGCTACCCGGACACCCTTACGGGGCAACTGCTCTACGGGGGCGGCTACCACGGGCAGACGCCGAATCAGTACGGCAACTCGCCTATGGACATCATCGGCGGGGCGGCCGGCGGGATCGACTGGCAGAGCCTCTACGACACCCTCTTCGGCGGCGGCGGAGGCGGCAGCACGAACACGGAAGTCCCGGCCGACACGGGGGTGCAGTTCGACGGGGTGCCGCTCGGCTACGACGCGAGCAGCGTAGCGGGCCCGGTCGGCTACGGCGACACGGACTGGTACAACAAGGCCCTCACGGCGGCGCAGGCGAAGAGCGCCGCGGATCGGGAGAAGGTCCTCCACCCCCCGACGAACACCGGAGCGAGCGTGGCCGCGATGATTCTCCAAATGCTCAAGCAGGGATCGAAGCGGGGCGCCGGCGGCGGCGGAGGCAGCAGGGGCGGCCCGGGTGGCGGCAGCCTCTTCGACCAGATCAAGGGCCTCTTCTCGAAGAACCCCTACCCGGCCGGCAGCAGGGCCAACCAGGAGTGGGCGCAGAACTTCACGGCCGGCGGAGCGCCGCGGACGCCCGGCATGGAGGCGCCGTACTACTCGGGCGACGGGTCGGACAACATGCCCGGGCCCATCGGCTACACCCCGGAGAACCCGCTCTCTGGCGGCGGAACGGGCAGCTTCGCGGACATCTACAACAACATGCCCCCGCTCGATGACGGCGGCTACACCTTCAACAACGCGGACAACGGGCCGAACATCGGGGAGTTCGATCCGAACTTCGACTTCGGCGGCGTGAACGATTTCGGCGGCGACTTCTCCGGCGGCGGGGGCGGCGGAGACGCCGGCTACGATCCGTGGTCGTGAAGGAGCTCTGATGGGGTGGGATCCAGAGACGGGCATGTGGGAGCCGGATGTATTCCGGCAGCCGCTCGGCGCGCTCGGCGCGGTGATGAACTTCGGCAACGCCCGGCGGGCGACCGAGATTTCCGACGAGAAGCAGCGGGCGCGCAGCCTGGCGGCCGACCTCGAGCAGTCCCGGCTCGACTCAGAGCAGTTCGACCTCGAGAACGAGCGCGCCGCGCGCGAGGAGATCGACCGGACGCCGAACGCGACCCCGGAGCAGGTAGCGGACATCTACGCCCGCCGCAACCCGAAGTCGGGCCTCGGGTGGGCGAAGGCCGGCGCGCGGGCCGCTGCCACGACCAGCGCGGCGGAGACGGCAGCCGGCGCCAAGCGCGATGTCGCCAACATCAACCAGGGCGCGACCGGCGCCCCGAAGCCGACCGCGGAGGCACACGCGGCCGAAGCGAAGGCCACGAACCTCGAGACGCAAACCGCCCTCCTACCCGACGAGTCTGCGGCGAAGATCGCCCTCGCGAACGCCCGCGCGGAGCTCACCCGCATGATGACCAGGCTCCGCCAGAAGGTCGGCCTCGGCGGCAAGGTGGGCAAGGATGAACGCGCCGCCATCGGCAAAAAGATCACGTCCATGATCGCGCAGCGGGACGCCGTGGAGAACCGCGCGGATCCTCTCACCGGGATGAAGCGGACGATGAACCCGCAACTCCAAGAGGAACTCGACGCGATGGACGAGGCGATTGCCACGGCCATCGAGTCGCTCCGTGACGCCGGCCGCGCGCCCACGGCCGCCGGCGGCGAGCCGAAGCCCGCCGGAAAGAAGTCCCCCGAGCAGGAAGCCGCGGACGCGGGGTTCTAGCCCGTGGCCGATCAGGACTTCGACCCGCTCCCCGAGAAGATCGCCTCGGATCCCAAGTTCGCCGCGCTCTCGCCGGAGGCGCAGGCCGTCGTCCGGCAGAAGTGGGCGAAGAAGTTCGCCCTGCTTTCCCCCGAGGCGCAGGAAACCGTCCGGGTCAAGCGCGGGGCGATCACCGCCCCGGAGCAGCCCCCGGTCCAGGGTCCCCCGACCTTCCGGGAGACGGCCATCGAGCGACGGCAGAAGGCGGCCGGCGGCGAGGACCAGCCGGAGGGCGCCTACCTGGGCAAGCCGACCGGCTACAAGCCGGAGACGAGCGGCCCGGGGATCCTCGAGGCCGCCTCCGGGTCGATCATGGCGGAGAAGGCCCGCTCCGCCTGGGAGGCAACCAAGCGCGCCACCAGCGGACGGAACCTGATGAGTGTCGCCTCCGACCCCACCGGCGAGCTCCCCGAGCTCGTTGGGGACGTGCTGGAAGCCGGCTCGTCAATCGTCACGGTTCCGGCGGCAGGGTACGCCGATGTCGTCAAGCAGCTTTACAACCTCGCGGGCGCCAGCGAGGAGACGCAGGAAACCCGGGCCCACCAGGGGGATCTCGCGATCAACGCCCTCCTGATGGCCGAGGGCGCCGCGCAAATCGCGAAGGCCCCTCCCGCGGCCCGCGCGGTGGGCGAGGGTCCACCGCTCGAGATCGCCGCGGAGGACTTTGCCCTAGAGCAGGGTCCACCGAAGCCGCCGCCGAAGGGTCCGAGGATCCCCACGCGCGAGGAATGGTTCGAGAAGCCGACCGACGACCTCGCGCAGGTGGGCAACCAGCCGCCGCCCGGCGCGATGGAGCGGCCCCCCGGCCCGCAGAACATGGGCGAGGCCCGCGGAGTCGCGCTCGAAGAGCAGGGCGTCCACCAGGAGCCGATCCCGCTCGAGCTAGAAGAGTCCGGCCGTGGCCCCCGTGCCCCGCTGGAACCATCGGAGGCCGTCCCCCCGGCCGAGTATCCCGGGCCGACCGGCGAGCTCCGGCAGGGCCTCCACCCCGACGAATTGATCGGCGAGCCCGAGCCCGCCCTGACGGACCAGGTGGAGACGTACCCGCCGGCGGAGCCCGCCCCGCACACCGGCCAGGCCGGGCCCGCGCAGACGGAATTCCTCCCGTCCGACCTCCTCGGCGAGCCGCTGCCCGGGATTGAAGTCGAGCTCGCCCGGCAGGAGGCGACCCTCGAGGGCCAGCGCACCGCCGCCGCGGAGCTCCGCAAGAACCTGCCCAACTCCGAGAGCGCGAAGGCCATCGAGCAGCAGGCCGACGAGACGGCCCGGAAGGTCAACGGCCTCCGGGAGGCCGTCGAGCAGCACCGGGCCGAGCGTGAGCCGCCGACCGTGAAGAACCCGCCCGCCAGCCCGATCATGGAGCAGGGCCTCCGGGACGAGCTCTCGGTGCGCGGCGTGAACCCGGACGATCCGCAGGTGATCCTCGACCACATTCGCCGGGACCGCGGCCTCCGCAAGCCCGCCGTCGTGGAGACGGTCGGCGTCTACCCCGTCTCGAAGTCGGTCGAGTACCCGAACAGCTACGGCGCCCACCTGGCGGAGAACCGCGCGAGCTCGGTCCTGCACGAGAGCGACGGGCACATGGCGGAGGCCGAGGGCAAGACGATTGCCGCCGTCCCCGAGGGCCCCGGTGCGAACGATCAGATCGTGAGCGACTACCTGGGCCGGCACAACATCAGCGCGCGCGCGACGGCCGCGGACCTCGAGCTCACCCGCGTGGCCGACAGCATCGAGACGAGCCAGGCCGAGACGGACATCCTCATGCGGCCGGGCATGGCCGAGGGCCTGCTCGAGAAGGGCACCAGCACGATCCCGCGCGCCGAGCGCGACGTGATGCAGAAGGGCGGCGAGAAGCCCGAAACCCTCCACCTGGCCGTCTCCGAGGCCCAGGCCAGGACGCAGGGCAAGGTCGTGGGCGAGGCCGTGATGGCGGCGCGCAAGGCCGCCGACGTGGCCGACGAGATGGCGAGGGTGGCGAAGGACCGCGCCGGCCTCGAGCGCGCCGAAGTCGCCAAGCGGCAGGCCATCGAGACGGCCGAGGCCGCGGACGCCGCCTACCGGAAGTGGAAGGTGACAAAATTTGTCGGCGGTCGCATCGTCCACTCCTTCAACCTGCCGCCCGAGATCATGCTCGAGCTCCGCCGCTCCGGCCGGATGCTCGAGAACGAGAAGGGCCTGCGCCTGCGCCAGCCGATTTGGGATGACTTCTGGCAGACCTCGAAGGGCCTGGCCCGCTCCATCGCGAAGGGCGAGGACCTCGTGACCGTGTTCGACATGAAGAGCAAGGACGTGACGGTGATGAAGCGCGGCGAGGCCGTCGCGCAGCTCGGCCGGGATCTGATGTTTGAAGTCTCGACCAACCTCTTCACCTACTTTTCGGCTCTCCGCGACACCGCGGCCAACGCGACGGAGATCGCAACGCAGATGGCGTCCGGGGTGGGCGGCGACCTGGTGCGCGTCGTCCAGGGCAAGGCCGACTTCGCCAACACCCGCTCGTGGGGGTACGCCTTCGCGGATCGGGCATTCTCCAAGCCCATGAGCCCGATCCTCTCGGAGATGCTCGACCACAAAACGGCGATGGGCATGGACGTGCGCGCGGGCTTCCGCGGGGAGCGCGGCGCCTACCTCTACCGGACGACGCCGCTCCGTACCGGCCTCGACATCGCGAGCGGAGTCGGCCCCTACGCGAAAGTCGCGGTAGACCGTGCGGCCGGCAACCTCGCCGCGACGGCGACCCTGTGGGAGCGGGCGATCAAGGAGACGCCGAAGGGCCTCTCACCGATGGAGGCGCGCGCGTGGCGCCGCAACTTCATCGAGAACCCCCCGACCGAGGCCCTGATGGAGGCGGCCGAGAACGGCAAGAAGGCGAAGTTCGACCGGGACCTTTCCGCCTTCGAGCAGCGCTCCTCCGCCTCGACGGGCTATCGGCTCGTCGTGGACCTCTTCGCCCGGTGGGGATTCCAGGCCGCCCGCGGCCTCGGCGAGTGGTTCGGGATCAACCCGCAGATGTTCCGCGAGATGAGCCAGGGCGGCTGGAAGAACATGCCGGCCGAGAAGATCGCGAAGTACGTCACGAAGTCGCTGACCGGGCCGATGGCCCTCTACACCTTCTACAACCTGGGGGTGTACGACAAGACGGACTTCTCGCAGATGACCTACGACGGCCCGCTCGGCCGCCGGCGAATGGACGTCATGCCCGTGCCGGAGTTTCTGATGGTAACGGCGGCCATGAAGGCGGCCATCGACAGCCCGGAGAACCGGCAGAAGCACATGGCGAACTTCAAGGCCGCGGTGAAGTACGCCTCGGTGCCGGGCGCGAAGCTACTCTCGGCACTCACCGGGGGCGAGCTCGGCGGCTTCCTCTCCGCCGGCCCCGTCAAGGTCGCCACGACGCTGTGGGGCGACCCAAACAAGGGCATCGACCCGAAGGGCGCGGAGCGCGCCTTCACGGACCAGCTCAACCGCGCCTTTCCCTACCAGGCCACCACGGCGATGCTGAAATACATCCTCGACCCCATCGAGCGCGAGGGCATCGGCGCGCGGCTGCCGCTCATTTCGCAGGCGCTCCCCTACCGGCCCTCGACCACGCAGGGTGGGCCGATGATTAAGCGCCAGAAGCTCCCCTTCGGGATGGGCGAAGTCGCCACCGGGGCCAACGTCCCGGGCTCCGCCGCGGCGAACGATCC